GGGTATATCATCTGCTCCCGATGCTAGAGATGTGGATGCATTAAGTAAATTGATTGGGGCTTCAGCATCAGCCATAGAAAGTTTAAATAAAATCCTTTTACAAGATAAAGCTAATGAAGCTAAAATTCAAGTTAAAGAAATGGATATTCAAAGCAAAAAGGAACTCCAAGATAGAAGCAATGAGCGTATAGGATTAACAATTAATAGAGAAGAATTACTAAACCAATTAATTGAAGATGCTAAAGTAATTGAAGTTAATGATTAATAACCCCCGCCACCTGAACTACTTGGCTCACTAGAATAACCTCCTCCTCCTGTACTGCCCCCTCCTGTACTACTACCCCCTGTATCAGTAGTAGGTTGGGGTAGTGAAGTAGTAGATTGAGAAGTTTGTATAGTTGTAGTTGTACCCGATTCTGGGGTAATAGATGGTTTAGTATGGGTATAACCTAAAGCTGAAAATTCTAAATGTAAAGCTTCAGTACTAGCATAGTAAACTGCCCCGGTAACTGGGTCATACATGTTATGTGGAATAAATTGATCTATATTTGTAGGTAAATTTAAATAAGCTGTAGAATAAACATTATTATTAAATGTGTCTAAAATGTTTTCAACTTCTTCAATATTATTTTTATATTTTACCAAATATGATTTATTACCTTTTTGTTCGCGTATATTTAAATTTTTATAAAAAGTAATAAGATCGCCTAAATTTTCTCCATAGATATGAAATATTTTTTCAGTTTTTACATTAGTTAATTTGTCACCAGTTACAAGAGAAAAATTATCATAAACTAAATTAGCCCCGTGTGCAGTTGTTGAAATATTTTCCAAGGTGTAACCTGCTATATTTCTTAAATTTCTTTTTAATAATGCATCGTTTTTTAAAGACATTTTTTTAAAATTTTGTAATAAATTTTTACTAACCTTATTATACATTATAGGTGGTATAGTTAATGGAGCTCCGTTTTCTCGTAAATTATAAAATGTATCATATATAGGAGAATTATGTAAACCTAAATTGTGATTTATTTCTAAAGTCATACCTATATCATCAGAATAAGTAGAAAAAATACTTTTATCAGGATTATCTATTTTTTTTATTATTATACCTTTAAAAATTGATAATAAATTTTGATATTTTTCATTAATATATAATTTAAAATTATTAGGTATCTCTACATTATTAATTTTTAATTTTTTATTACTTAAATCAATATATTTTTGAGTTAAATTTTTTAATACATTATCTGAACTTTTAGTTTCTTCAAGTTCTATAAAAAAATTTACCACATCTAATGATATATCTTTAAAAATATTCAATAATTCTTCACTACTTTCATAAAAACTAATACTACCATTTATAATAGTATCTGAAAGCTCTGGTAATATATTTTTTTTATTGGTAGCCATTAGTCTAAATCCTCATTAAATTTAATATTATCAAAATAATAAGTTTTAATTGCAAATATTTTATTAATATATATATCATCTTTTATAAAACTATGCTCAACATTAATTATAAAATATGTACCTAAAAATCTATCATCGAAATTATTTTTAGGTTCTAAAGTTGAAGTATCAATTGTAATAAATTTACCTGATTTTCTAAACATTTGACCTTTTATAGATATTTCAATACCTAAATTTGACATAATAGTACTTTTAAGAAGACTGTTTAAACCTTTTGATAATCTTACATTTTCATTACCACTATATAAATTATATACATTTTCATAATTAAAATTTAATTTTTTAAGATTAGTGGTTATTTGAGAAGGATAAGGTTTTCTTTCTCCTCTCATATTATCAACATAATAATTATTAAATTTTTCTTTTGATTTAATTATGTTACTATCTTTTTGAAATACACCAAAAGTTTTATTTTCAAAGTCATATTCATGGACTATTTTGGTATTAACTTTTTCATTTAAAATATCAAAACTAGTATTAAAAAATCTAACATTTAAAGCTTGACTTTTTTCATTAAATTCAGGGGTATTTTTTGAAGCTTTATTTCCTTGATTATTAATTTTTAAGTTTCCTGCCCCTGTAATAGTTATTTTTTCTATAGTAAACGTCCCGCTTTGTTCCTGATCATTAGCTCTATCGAAAAAACTTTTAGCATTTATTAAAGTATATTTACCTGTAAAATAATCTTTTTTTAATATACAAAAGTCCTTTGCATCTGTATTACTATTATGTAATTCATATAGGTAATTTAAGTCATCTATAGCTTTTTTATAACTATTACTATTGTAATTTACTACAGAAGCCCCATTATCAAAATCAATATAGTTAATATTTTTAGAAGAGGAAGATCTATCAATATAAAATATATCTTCATCATTTTGATTTAATGAAAGTTTCAATAATTCTCTTATCATTATACCTGTATTATTTCCTCTTTCATCATTATCTAAGTTAAATAAAGGAACCCCCGATAAAGAATTACTTTCATTAAAATTAATAGTATCGATTGAATTAAAATAAACATTTTTTTCCATTAATTTTCTTTCATCTAAATCATATAATTTTATTTTCTTATATAAAGTTCCGTCAATAATAGTATCTGTATCTTCTACTATAGAAAATAAATTTCTCATTGAAAAAACTGTATTATACTCTATAGATTCTTCTAACTTATATTCTTCCTTTACATCTCTTAACGGTATAATTTCTAAAAATAATATATCTCTACCATCACCTCTAAAAGTAAAACCTTTTTGCGGGTTTAATTCAGTTGGAACTGTTTTTTCAATAGCTTGATTGTCATTATATAATAATATTTCACCTTTTAAAAAAGGGTCAAATAAATTATCAGTTAATGAAATATTAAAAAGAGCTCCTTTTTGTAAATCTAATCTATCTCCATTAGGGTTAATTAATATGGCCCTTATATGATAAAATTGGTTATCAATTTTATATGAATTAGCTTTAGCTTCAAACCCTTGAAGATTATTTAAAATATAATCTTTTCTCATTATAGTTGACTTTCTATTGAATCAAGTACTTGACTAACAAATTCAGGTTTCAATAGTCTAATTTTTTGACCCAATGGTAGTTTTTTTATAGGGTTTACAATATTATTAGATATCATTATTAACCACCATAGATCAATAGTACCGTATGCATTATATGATAAAGTTGTTAAAGGAATACCCGAAGGTAAAACTATATGATAAAATAGTCTTTCATCTATATTATCAGGTATTGATATTTTTTTGTTAATATTATAATAAAAAAAGTTTTTCTCCCCGGTATTATAAATTTTAAAAATATTTTCATATCTTGTTAAATTTAAATTCTTTAAATCTATTATATTATTTTGATAATTTCCTTCCATTATAATCCTATAGTTGATGATGTTATGTTATTTAAAGATGGTTCAGTAGCCCCTCTTTCTCTTACCTTTATAATAGGGTCTCCTAAACTACGAATTAAGAAATTTTTAGTTTCTTTATTTAAACCTTCAAAGGATATAGAAACATTATATGCATCTGGTATAATAGAAGATATATTAGTTCTTTCATTTAATGATTCATTTTCACTAGTGTCATTAAAAGTAGGTATATCAATATTCATAGTTCTTCTATTACCAATAAAATCAACAGAAATTTGAGATATATAACTATAAGGCATATATGCCATTCCTTCTATGAAAAATTCATAAATTACAGGTAATTCTAAAAGATTTCTATTTATCCTACCAGGTTTATTTTGATATATTAAACCAAAAATAAGTTGATAATTCCTTTTAATATCTTCATATGTCCCTGTATTTAAAAGAGGGAATGTAACGGTAAATGATCTACCTTCTTGACCAAATTGATATTGCTTACTTTGCTCAACATATACCCCTGGCTTATCCATAAAAGTTAAACCTCTAACAGTATTAAATCCAGTAGCTAGAATTTGAGATATATTTTCTAAACCTGCTATTTTTTGAGAGTCTTCCGAAAATGTATTATCGGCCATCAAATAATCATCACTTAAATAAGGTAAAAAATATTTAAAACCAGTATCTTCTGTATAATATAATCCATTATAAGGTTTTAATATATTATCTTTTTGGTTACCTTCTCCTAAAAAGCCTAAAGCCATTTCTTTATATTTTTCAACGTTAGTTTCAAACTTTTGAGCTTTTTCAGTTAAACCTTTTTGAACCCCAGGAAATGAAACTCCAGCAGCACTTAAAGCATCAAATACATTAATACTATTACCACCTATTTGTATATTACCACTTTGTACTCTTTCAGCTGCTGATTCTAAAACTTCTGCTCCTGCTAATACACCATAGAAAAAATTAGCTAAAGTAGAATTAGTTAATAATCTTTTTTCTTTAATATAAACCGTAGGTACATCAGTTCTTGAAGTGGCTGGACTTTTAGTCCAAGGAAAATCTTTAACTACATCTATGGGATCTGTTGAAGCATTATTAATTTTTCCATATATTCTACCATCACTATTATAACTAAAAGGGTCCAGTCTATTAGAACCACCTCTTGCTAAAATAGGTAAAATTTTATTTTCATCAAAAGTAAAACTATATAAATCAGGCATTTTAAATATTTAATGCCAGTTAAAAACTATAGTAAAATTTAATAATTTGATTGTAATGATCTAAATAAATCTCCTGATTGGTCAAAATTTTTAACATTATTATTAGTATTGCCTACCATTGTAGGGGTAAGACCAGTTTTTTCTAATATTGCTTTAAGTAATAAATTTTGTTCTCTTAATAAATTTCTACTATCTACCTCAACATCCATTAAACTACCTATCATTTTAGGGGTTTTATCTAACGCTTTGAATAATGGACCTCCATCTTTCATAGCATACAATGTATCTTGAGTATCAGGTTTTATAACTTTACCGTCTTTTAAAATAATACCGTCATCTATATCTATTGGAGCAGATTGAACTTCTGGAACTTTAAATAACGGTGATGATAAAGCAAACTCACCTAAACCTGTTACATTATCACCTAATGAAGATGCTATTAATTTACCTACAAATCTACCAGCTACATCACCTAAAACTGCTCCAGCTAATGCTCCAACAAACATTCCAGGAGGACCTAACGGGGCACTTAATAAACTACCCATCACTGCTCCTCCAGCTCCCCCTATTAAAGCTGTAATAGATTGAATTAATCTTGTACCAGTTTTATTATTTAATTCTTCTAAAGATATTTCACCATTTTCGTAATCTCCTATATAACCTCTTACATCCCCTACGGTTAAAAATGATTCTACAACTGGTGCTAATAAAGGGGATTTTAATAAACCTTTCAATAGTGATAATGGTTTTATATTTTTCAATAAACCACCTATTTTTTTCATTACCTGGCTACCTTTTCCTTTACCGGCTTGAGCAGCTAGTGTTCTTGCTCTATTTTTATTCCTTCCTCCTTTGCTTTTTCTTGGTGGTTTACTAGGTTTTTCAGGTGCAGCAGCAGATTGATTTGCTACTTGAGTTACAGCAGCAGCTGTACCTGAAGTTGCTGTTTTTGCAGCAACTTTAGCAGTAGTTTTTAAAATATCATCCCCTGAACCTGCAACAGCTTTTTTAGTAGCATCAGCAATTCTTAAAGTTGCATTTTTTGCACTGGTAATGGCTTTTTGTACACCTTTCGCTATTTCATCACCAAAAGATCCTAATTTTCTACCTATATCATCCATAGCATTTTTAATACCATTCTTAGCTTTAGCAGCCCAGGTACCAGTTTTTGCCATTACATCATCAACTATTGTACCAACTCTTTTGCCTATATCATCAGCAAACGTCCCTAGTTTTTTACCTATATCATCTATAAGACCTTTTGCTTTACTAACAAAGTTAGTTACTCTCTTTACTACGTTTTGAAAACCTTGTACTAAACCAGTAAAACCTTCACCTTCAAATAAAAATTTCAATGCTAATGCAGCTGCCCCTGCTAAACCTAACAGTCTTAAAAGATTTTTATTTTTATTATTTTCTTTATCTGCTCTTTCTCTTTCTTTAGAAGCATCCCCACCTAGTTTAGCTAAATCTTTTTCAGCTGCTTTACCGAAATCAGTAACCATTACAGGGGCAGCTTTTTTTACTAAATCTTCTTTACCTTTCTTATTACCACTTATATTACCAGATGAAGTTAAAGATTTTAACATTTTACTGTTGTCTGCAGATACCTTTGTTAATAAAGATATTGCTTCGATTATTGTAATATCAGCCATGTAAATATTTATTTACATTACTAAATTACAAATAGGTCTGGGGTAAGTAATAATTTTTCTTCTGTAACCGGTACTGTTATAAACTCCTCTTCATAATTTCTAACTTCTTCTATAAATTTAATTACAGGGCTTAAGGTTGAGAGATTAATTTTTTTAAGTAATTGTAAACTTTTATAGTCTTTCTTTATTTTAACTTCATCATTATCTTCAAATTGAATTGTATCTACAAATTTTAAAATTTCATAAAGATAAATATCACTAATAATATTACCAGATGTCGGGTTATCTTTTATTTTTCTAGTTAAAATATTATTAACTATAGTATCTTGACTTAACGTAGGCACTGATAAATTAAATGTAAAACCGTCTTTCTCAACAACTTTATTAAAATTTATAGCTTCTATTTTTTTATTACGTTCAAGTATTTTTTCTAAATCTATTATTTCACCTTCTTGATCAACTTCATTAGATATCTCTTTCCTAAATGAGATAATAATATTAGTTCTATCAATTGAAGTTATTTTTTCAAAAATTTCCCTATCTAAATTATTTTTAATAATATCATTAAAATTATTATTAAATTTAATAATAAGGTAAATAGGATTCGTTTGTAATAAACTTATATCTGATACTGAATCTAAAATTAAACTTTGTTGATTTACGGTTATAGGAGTTAGTTCAATATCTTTTTGAAATGTAGGAGAATATGATATTACATTTTTCTTATTAGATTCTATTTGTTTTAATAGATTATTAAAATTATCATCCATACCGTTATTTATATTTTTATTTCAGGATTACCACTTTTTGCTTTTTTCTGTTCTTCCTTTTCTTTTATAAATTTATTTAAGAAAATTCTTAATTCAGGTAAACCATATTCATGAAAAACGGATGGGTCAAATTTTAAATAATTCATTATTGAATATTCAATATCATACATTTCATTTATATCACTTTCAAATATATTTTTTATAAATGTTAATAAATCTGCATCAAAAAGATTAATTTTTATTTCATTAATCGTTGTTAAGTAAAATTCTCTAATATAATCATTAAATTCCTTAGTAATTTCTTTTGTTTCAAAACCTATTAAGTTTTGTAAAATTATTTTTTTTTCGTCAAAATTTAAATTACCAACTTCTTTTTCCTCATCATTTAAAATAAAACTATCAAAATTATCTACTAAACATTCAAATTTAGTTTTATAATTTATTTTTTTTGGTAAACTAAAATTCAATTTTTTATGTGTAAAATTATTTTTATTTATATTAATACTATCAATAATTCTATTAATATCATAATTAAAAATTCTATTATTTAAACTAATAGAAATCTCTTCTCCTAGAGTCATACTCCTCAATATTAACAATATTTTTATTTTATCACCTATATTTAAATTCCTGTCAACAGTAACATGTTTTTTAATAATTTCTTCAAAAATATTTACTAATTTATCATCTTCAGTAGATAATAAATTTTTAACTAAATCTTTATACTCAAAGTAACTTAATTCAGTTATTTTATAATCTTCAAAATAATACGAATTCATTAATAAAAGGGATTAATAGCTTTTATCATCTCATTAATACTGAGATATAAATTACTACTTATTTCATAATTATCAAAAGTCCAAGTAGTATTAAAATTTTTAACACTTTCATCTTCTTGATATCCATAATCTCTATTTGAAATAGATGTTGGTACGCAATTATAAAATCTCCACGTTTTTCTAGGTATTTGAGATAAACCTTCTTTACTTCGTGTATATTGAACCACTGTTAAATTAGTTTTAGGATTTTTTAATACCTCAGCTGGGTCATTAGGGTTTCTAGCTACTAAACCATAGTGTGAAGACATAATAGTCCAAGGTCTCATTACAAAATCTACAAATGAAGTATTAGTTTCTCTTAAAGATAAATTAAAATTACCAAAATTATTTCTATTTTTTAAAACTGAACCGGGTATAAATCCTCGATTATTAATTATAGTAGCTTTATCAGCTTCTACTGTATCATCAGGTATACTAAATTGATTAGCAAAAATACAACCCACCATACCTTGATTTTTAAAATTAGTAGTAGTTTCTTTTGCTAAATTAATATCAAAACCCTGGGAGCTAACAACTGGTTCTAAATCTCTTAAAACTTGCGTAGTTAAACCTGGAGGAAATGTATCTATTAAAACTATAAATTGAGTATTTAACGGTATAGAAGTATTCCATTGACTTAAGCTACGTAAAAATGAATCTCTAAAACTTACTAAAGGTGAACCGGGTAAGTTAGTACCAAATAATGATAAACCAGGTTGGGCTATAGTACCACCTAATATTCTATTGACAGGGTTAGTTAACCCTCTTATAGCATTATTAACTGAATTTAATATTTTAGTGGCCATTTAATATATTTATACAAAAAAAAGCTCTCAAGAGAGAGCTTTTTCTTAAGAATATATAAATTAAGCAGTTTGTCTAAAATAATGGTATGTAACTGTAACGTCAAATTCAGTTATAGTTCCATCTGAAGTAACATCATAAGCTATTTCTTGAACACTTTTAATAGCAACACCAACTAGTTGAAATTGTGATACTCTATCTAATTCTTTATCTAAAAGAGCTAAATCAATAACACTATCAGCAGTAGGCATAAAATAATTTCCTGTACTATCTGCATCATCGAAAGTATCATTTAGTACTTGTAAAAATCTATTTCTTAGATCATAACTTTCATCACATCTAAATTTTAAAGTATAATTATCACTTCCAGTATATTTAGCAACTCCTGGAATATTAAAATTAAGACCCATATAAGGTAATGCCTGTGAAGTTACTTCTTTACCTGGTAAATTAGCTGTTGTTGCATAAATTAAATCATCTTCATCAAAATTTATTTCCGTTCCGTTACCAAAGTTAATATTTAAAACTCTAAAAAGATTGTCTCTTGCAAAATCTTTTGTTTGAGCTTGAGTATAAAAATTTTGTATTGTTTGTCTAGTTTGTGCCATGGTTATTAATATTTATTCATTTATACTATATTTATTAAGATGCAACTGCTTTAATTACTGCAAAGTTAAGTTTGATTGCTTGGGATAAAGCTCCACCACTAACATTTAAAACGCTTATACTACAGCTTCCTGCGGCAACAGCCCCTACAGTAACTTGATATGCCCCTGCTGTTCCAACACTAGCAACATTAACAATAACGACGTCCGTTGCGGCTATTTTGCTGTTAGTTAAGGTAAATGCAGCAGTTGCATCATCTGCTAGTTCCGCACCATTCATTACTATTTCACCATTTATTTTATTAAGAGTTACACCAGTAGTTTTACTAGAAGATTGTGTTACTGTACCCCCTGTTCCAGATTTATAACCTAGAGTTGAAGTAGCTAATATATTATTACTATTAACATTAGCACCTGATAAATTGCGGAATGAAGTATTTTCCGATATGGATGTAGCTTGTGAAGCACTTAAAGCAGCTAAAGTATTAAATTTACTTTCATCAAAAATAGCCTGGCCTGAAAATGTGCCATCAAATGTAAAATAATCCGGATTACCATCAATTATAACTGAGGGGGCAGTATTCATTCCTGATCTACCAAAAATTAATGAATTTTCAAGGAAATCTTGATTAGCTGATAAATTATCAATAGTAGATGAAAGTGAACCAGTAACAAATCCCCCAATAGCTGCGGCATTTACACTTATATTAGTTTCATTAGAAAATACTTTTGCTGATAGTTCAAATATTTCACTGGTAGCTGAAAAAATATTTGTACTAGTAGAAGAATTCTGTGTATTTATGTCAGCTATATCAGTTGTATTAGTATCAATTTTACCAGATAAATGTACTACTGCAGAATTATTACTTAAATTATATAAATCATTATTAGCTGATACTGAACTTAAAGTACTACCTACTAAACTAGTAAAGGTTATTTTTTTTGATAAATTATTAGCTGTATCAACTATATAAAGTTCATCATTACTATCAAAAGAAGGTTGACTCAATACCGGTAATTCTGTTAATTTTCTATTTGCCATTTTAATTTACCCCTGTTAATACTCCGCTTAAAAATGTTAATAACGTGCCTGAAATGGTAACTGGTCCAGTAAAACCTTTATCAACTAAATCAGATGATTCTTCAAAATTTGTTCTTGCATTATCTACTTCTCCGCTTAAAAAATCCATTTCTGAATCTATACGGGTAATATTATCAGTATTAGCAGTTATACTACCTGATAAAACTATTGAAGAGTTAGAACTAAGAAGATTAAATCTTGATTCTAGGGCTGCTAATGAATTACCTACTAGATTATTAAAAGTTATCTTTCTTGAAGCACTGGTAGATGTATCTATAATATAAAGTACATCATCACTTTCTGCCGAAGTTATTGAAATTAAGTCTGATACTTTTGCATCTGCCATGTAATTATTTAATTAAATGACTTTGTTATTAAACTAATTCGTTGAAATCTGTACCCGTCTTAGTTGCGTAGAAATTAACTAAAATAAATTCTGCTGCTCTTGTTGGTTTCAAGTATATATCAACTCTTAATTCATTTGAGTCTATAATATCAGGGGTATTATTTCTTTCATCACAAATAATTAGATAATCAAATAACCCTTCAGTGTTCTTAACATTTTCAAAAATTGGTGTTAATGTATTAACAATTCTTGTTCTAGTTAATAATGTGTTAGGTTCAAATATAAAGTTTCTAACTGTATTCTTAGTTGCTTTTTCAAGAAATAAGAATAAACGTCTAACATTAATTCTATCAAATGCACTTGGTAGCTTTTGTAAAGTCTTTTGACCGAATACCACTGGACCCTCAACTGGGAATGATGGAATAGGATTAACTGATATCTTATATAATTGATCTCTTTGCTTTTGAGTAGGTGTTAATGCTAATCCTGCAGCTCCAGTTAATCTACCTCTTGCAAAACCTGCTGGTGCAAACCAAGGGTCAAAATTAGCATCTGAATTTGCCATAATTGCTGCAAGATAACCTGAAGATGGAAGATATGACAAACCCCCATAAGTTGAATCAGTTCCTTGTACCCATTGGCCGTAAGTAGCTGCATAGCTGGTATTTACTAATCCTGCAAATGATTTAATCGGGTTAAGTATATCTCTAGAAAAGTTTTTATCACTGTCTTGCAAAGTTAAGAAACTTTCACCTTGAACGAAAATTGACCTAGGTAAATCAAGAATATGGATATGATCTCTTCTTCTAAATTCAGCAAAGGTTGTAAATCTAGTTACTACATCATTCCAAAATGTTCTGTATTTTTGATTTTCTTGACTTACTTGTGAAACATCAGTCTTTGTTGTTCTAAAAGAACTAATAGCTGGAACTGCAGTTATATCATCATATGAATCTGCATTTAAATATTGAGTAGTAGAATAAATTGTTGATAAACCACCGTCAACTGTAATATCAATATCAAATCTTTCTGTATTTTCTACTGTATCTAATAATCTATCAATTTTTTGAGGTACATTACCTATTATTTTAGTACTAAGATCTGTATTAGCAAATGATCCCAAAGCAAATAAACTATCTGTATCTCCAAAGTTATTAGCTTGAACATCATCTATTGCAGCTGATAATTTAGCATAAGTTGCTAAATTAGTTGCACCAAATTCTGCAGATAGGGTATTAGTTACTAAAGCTGTAGTATTTACTTTACTTGTAATAAATCTAACTTTAGTAAGAGGTACACCATCTGGATTTAAATAAGTAGATTTCTTTCTATTACTTAGAAAGTCATTTACTAAAATATCCATATTAGGTAAAGCTTGATCAGTTTCTACTCTGAACGGTAATGCCTCACCACCTAATGGGTCGTTAATTTTTCTGTGATAATCTGTAGAACCTACAACAGTTTCTTCTAAATTTAAACTCAATTTTATGGTATTATTTGTAGTAGGGGTTGAAGCTAATCTAAATAATCCAAAAGATAATGTATCATCAAATATATTTGTAGAGATATCATAATCAGTTAAATTTTCCATTTGCTCTGATATACTTGCAGTAGAAGCACCGAAAGTATCTGAATTATTATCAGACTTAGATGAAAGTAAATTATCTAATCTAGTGGATGGTAAAGTAATAAATGAATTGGAACCGTTGGCCAAATCTATTGCTGATGTAGTGGTTTGTATTGAACCAATTCCATCAAAATTAGTAGCAGGGTTTAAATTAGTATTATCAATTGCACCTAGATAAAAACCTTGAAAAGATTGATCAATAGTTGTTTGAGCTTTATTTAAAACAATAATACCCGCTTTACCTAAATCTGCTAAATTATTAAAACTTTTAGTAGTTGTATCCACCCAATCGAATCCATCTTTTTGTAAAATTTTAAAATACTGGTCTTGTGTTAGTGTAAAATGCTCAGGTTTACCTATTAAAACTGTACGCGTTGTACTAGTGGGTGAAGTTGATGTAAAACCTGGTAACTTACTTATAGTTTCATTATCATTGTTTACTTCAATTGCAGAAGCTGGGTATACCAAAGCGCTGTAATTGTTACCAAAACCGACACCTTTATTACTTCCATAAGGTAATCTATAAACAAATACGTTTGCTGGACTGTTAAATAATGCTTTAGCCGTGTTGCAAAAATATAATTCTGCAGGTGCGGTTGGATCCCCATAAATATCAACAAATTCACTACTAGAAGTTACTTGAATAACTTCATCTGTAGGACCCCTATCACTGAATCCTGTTACTAAAACGTTAGTACCTGCAGGTACTACAGGTCTGATCGATTGATCAATTTCTCTAATTTCTACCCCGGGAGATTGTATTGTACGTGCCATATACTATTATTTATAGCATCCCGAATAAAAATTATACCAATTCTACTAATAACTGAGAGAATGCAAACTCAAAAGTAGTTTCAATTTCATCGGTAGTACGATAGTTATAATTTATACCACCCAAGTTAACAGGAAATGCTTTAGTAAAGGTAAATTTTACTTTGTCTTTATCAAATTCATCCTTACCTATCAGTGTTATATCAGTTTGATAAAGGTCAGTAGGTGTTAAAGTTTTTTTCTGATTTTTTTCTTTAGGAGAAACATTAGGTTTATCGAATAATTCTTTACCATTAAAAGTTGATATTTTTTCATCGTTTAATGCATCTAACCATTTATATAATACCCAATAATTATTAAATTCATTATCAACTGTAAAATTAACCGTTACGTTTTCATAAACTGGTCTGGTATGTTTAGATACTTTTGTAGATTGACCAGCATAGTAAAGATTTTCAGAATCAACTTGAATATTAGGTACAACACTACCATATACTGAAAACTGTAAACTATTTTCAATTATACCGGTGTTTTTCCTATTACCAATATATTGTTCATTGATACCTTTGAGTATAGTAGGTAAATTTAAAACAAGTAAAAATTTATCTAATCTACTTTTATTAAACTGTGACTGATTTATTGTCCCCATAATTTATATCCTTGCATTTGTAGTTCTTCTATTTCACTATCAGTATTAGAAACATTTCCAATAATGGCTGGTAAAATATTTTGAAACCCTTCTTTTTCATTGGTATATAAAGAAGTAGGGTTCATAAAGTATTTAATGCCGAAATCCATTTGCTGCAGTTCTAAAGGTCTATTATTTGTGTCCCGTTTAATTACTTCAAAATATGTATCTACTATGTCATTATCAAGTATTATTAGATTCCACATTAGTGAGGTGACTAAATCATCGTTATATCCCTTCTTTGCATTCCATGTACCGTTTGCAGCTTTTCTATAATTTTTTAGTTCTTTTACAGTTCTTTGGTCATTTATTTGAACTGACTCTAATTCATTAATCCAATATCTCATATTAGTAACTGCTTTGTATTTTGTGTTAGTATGTGATATAATACCAAGCTGTTGTTTTTTTCTATTAGCCAAAGAACCACCCCATGAAACTATATTTTCATAATTATGTGTATTTTTTAATATATCTACAACTTGACCACCGCTATTATTTCTTTCGACACAAACTAAAGGATTTCCCCAATGTTGTAGTATTTCATAAACTTTTTCGGTAAAGTTATAAGGTGATATTTCATTATTATGATAAACTGCAACTTGTTTTATATTAGTTAAATCAGTATAATCTAAAATTTGTACAACTGAAGCGTCTTTACCTAAGCCTTCACTTGTATCAACACTTGCTATGTATATACCGTTTTCAGAAGGCTCGTCCCATAAAAGGTAATTACCCTCATCAAATATAAATTTAGGTTCAACTGTTTTACTGTTTAATTTTTCAAATAATTCATCATTAACTGAACTCTCCCCTGATGATATAAATTCACAATTAAACTCTTGTTCAAAAGCTTCTCTACTACCAATACTATTAATAGTTTGTTTTTTCCATTTTTCATCTCTACCTGGTACCTCATTCCATAAAATTTTATCACAAGCCCAATCATTTTCACCATTTTCAGCCCCTGTATATAATTTATAAAATAGATTATCTGTACCATTAGCAGTTGAAGCTATAAAAATTTTTGATCTTTTAGAAGATGAAACAATAGGGTATACTGATTTCCAAAAGTCATCTACCAAGTGAGGTTCAATAAAAGCAAGCTCGTCAAGAATTAATACATTAACTGATTGACCACGAGCTGCTGTACCAGTTGTTGTGGATATTCCTATTTTAGTACCATTTGCCAATAGAATAGAAGTTTTTCCGTATTCTTTAACTCCAGGTTTTAACCAATTAGGTAATTCTTCATATGCTAATCTTATTCTACTCATTATTTCTAATGCAGTTCCTTCTTTATTGGCTACAATTAATATTCTTTGATCTTTATTAAAGCAAGCTATCCATAAAGCATATATTGTCATCATAGTAGTTTTACCTATTTGTCTACTTGCTAACAATATAAAAAAGCGATTATCTCTCATTTTACGTAGAGCTCTTTTTTGACAGTAGTGTAAGTTTATAGTCTTTTTTCCTTCATCAAGGGATATTATATAAAAAAACTTTTCTGCAAAGTGTAAAATATTTTTTCTACTCTTTTTTAAGTCTCGAACCATACTAGGAGTATATTCAAATTCAGCACCTACTGTCGGTAGATTAGGATTATTCATATAGTTTTGTTTATTATTAATCATTTTGCTATAAATATTTACATGACACGAGTAAATACTCTAACCGAAATTTGGAATACATATAATAATAATATTTTATCTGAAAATGCCCCTGGTGTTAAAGCAGCTAAAATGGGTTCAAAACCTGGTAAGCCACCAGTTAAACCTAATGATGTTAAACATGGCTTTGCTAATGATAATACATCTGGACCTGAAAATGCTGAAAAAGGAGAAATATATGGCAATGTTATTGACCCAAAACATAATGGAGCTGAAGATGAATTATATAACAGTGAATTATATTCTCAAGAGAAATATAATGAAAATGATAAAAAAATAGAGAAAAAGGTAAAAGAGAGTATAAATAATTATATGAAATCTACTTTTGATAAACTTTTTGAAAACGTGATGGGTGAAGAAATGCACTCTGATCAAGAAACACAAGAATTAGATGCTCTTGGCATTGATACCGAAGTTGCTGAAACAGACGATGAAGGTCAAGTAACACTAACTCTAGATCGTGATATGGTAAAACAACTTTGTGACACATTAAAAGCCGCACTAGGCGAAGATGACGATGAAGATGCTGATGAAGATATGGAGCATGAAGATTATGAAATGGAAGAAGTATCTGATGAAGCTGAAGAGCATGAAGATGGTGAAGACCATGATGATGAAGATGAAGATACCCATAAAGAAGCAGTTGACGCAGAAGATATTGGTCATGCATTAGTAAACGCAAAAGAAACAGGTTTAACAAATGCTGGTAATAATAAAGTAGGTACAGTAAAACCTAAAGCTAAAAAGGCATCAGATTCAACAGCAAAATATATTGATGGGGAACCAAAGCCACTAGCTGACGGAAAAGGACATCTTACAGGTAAAGCTAATAAAGCAGGTTCAGGTACAGTAGCTACTGCAGGTGCAGAGTTATTCGGATAAAAAAAAGTAGATTTCATATCGCGCAATCATATTAATATGGTTGCGCTTTTTTTTGCTTAAATATAATTATGTTAACATTTCACAAGTTTTTTGAAAATAAATATCAAGGAGCTAAACCTGGAATAAATCATAGACATCGTAGAGCTATACCAGGGGTAAGCTCTGATTTAAGATATATTAGAGATCATGAAAATATAGTTCCTGACTATGTTAAAACTGACCCAACTAAAAATCAAAAAATAGAACAATTAAGAGATGGTACAGGTAAAAAAGTATGTGGTACCCGTGATCTCGAATATATAAGAAATGAATATAACGTAGTACCCTATAAAGGTAAAATTAAAAAATTAGGTAGTACGGGTATTGTATTATATTTTGATAATAATTTAAATAAATTTGTTATAGAAAAATGAGCATTATTGACTACAGTTGTGAATTTCCTGGTATAGTTAACTCGGATGAGACTTGTTTTAGATTTACTGATAAATCTATACAATCGCGTGAACGTATATTATTTTCAAATTATTGGAGAGAACAAATAAATCAATTTGGTACGAAGGTTAAATATTATGTTAATACATATAATACTTTAAGCGCTGATAATTTTTACGGGGAACAACCAACTGCAATATTTACAGAACCTAGAGAAATAACTTTAGCAGTTACTTTAAATGAAAATGCTATTACTCTATCAAAATTTGGTTTTGAAAGCGATGATGAAATAACTGCTTATGTCCATATATCATCATTTTTTGATGAATTTCAATCTCTATCTTCGGTTTTTGAACCGTTAGATAATGTAGATAATATTGTAAATGGTAAATTACCTCAAGGAGTTTATGATAGATATGCAGATTTTGGACCTATAGTTGAGCCTAAAGCAGGGGACGTTTTTGAATTATCTGAATACGGAGATGATAGACCTTCTAATAGACAAGCTAAATTTTTTGAAATTACGCAAAAATTAGACCAAGATATTTCAGAGATTAATAATTTACAAGGTCATTATGTATTTTTATTAAAAGCTAAACGTCTTGATTATAGTTTTGAACCTGAAATTGATTTCAATGATCAAGGTGGTGGGGTAATGCTTGCTGATATTTCTACTAATATAAGCGGATTATCCGATATTAGTACTGAAGATTTATTTACTTTGCAAGCGCAAATATCTTCAAATGGTAATAAGGTTACTAATGATCAAGTATATGAAGATAATTTTGCAGGTAGATTACCTGGTGGTGATAATATACCGTCAGTACCTAAGAGGGAAGATTACGAATTATATTCTACTGATGATATAAGTAAAGAAGATGTTTTTGATATGTCGGGTAACGATACTGACGTATATGGTGATTATTATTAAATTACAATAGTTTTTAACCAATTTTCAGCTTGGTTAAAAGATTCAAACTTTACTTCTTTATATTCATTTTCAACTAAAAAGGTATATAATACTTTATCATTTAATTTCTTTATATCTTGAAGAATATATATTTTATTTTTTTTAAAAAATCTAGTATTTGAATCCGTTCGATTAATAAATCTCGTCCCAGGGATAAATTTCATCAGTATCTACTCCTTTTAAATATAATTGTATATCATGTTTCATATCTAAATATCTTTCATCAATATATTTCTGGAATGCTGTAGGTTTAATCCATGCAGTACTATGTTCTGTATCATAGCCTATTCTTTCAGCTCTACTACAAGCTACATTAACGCCTTCATATAAACATGCAAATCTTGCCACATAATCTATACCATATTTTTGAATAATATCATCAGTTTTTTTCATCATATATAGATTGTATCAGAGTTCCTACTAAAAACATAATTAATCTTTTTTCATCTAAACCATATAAATTAATAATTTCTTTTATATAGTATATATTATTTGAAAGTATTTTTTTATTTAAATTAAAAAAAGAATTATCTAAATCTTTATTATTTTTAGTTTCTATTTTTTTAATTTCTTCTTCATATAATTTAAAAAAAGTTTCAGTAAAGTTTAATTTCTTGTTTTTTTGAAAAACTCTACCTGCAATTATTTGGGCATTTTTTTCAGTATCTTTATCTGTAAAAAATTCTATAATATCATTTACTGAAACTTTTTTATCATCACTTTTTATCTTTAACGAATCACTAGGTACTTCTGATACAATTTTATCTAACTCATTCATAGATTTTTTTCTATTAAGGGTGTTGTTACTAAAGTAGTACCTACATTTGTAGAAGCTCTTATATCTTTATCACATTTACTACATTTAAAAATTGTATCTTCATTAAATGATAATAAAACTTCTTGTTGATTATTTTCACCACATGGACACGCAACTTTAACTATATTTTTAAATTTTTCTTTTTCAACTAAAGCATTAGCTTCAATAACTTTTTTAGTTAAATAATTTTCATAAACTGTATTAAAAAAGTAAAAAAATAAAATTTGTAAAATAGTTGCAAGACCAAATACCAACCAATCTTCAAAAAGTATACCAAAGATACCACTAACTAGTAAAGTTAGCGTCAATGACGTTATTATCTTTTTCATTACTTTATTTTACTAACTTTTTTACTAATATCAACTAATTTACCTTTTAAACCAATAATCTCTTTACTTATTTTATCTATAGGTGATTTATCTTTAATAACTGTATTAGTATTTGCATGCTTTAATAATTCTTCTAAATTTTGTAAAGATACAAATGCATTAGCTACCACATCATCAAATTCATTTAACGGGTATGGTATATTTTCAGGCGCTACATCAGTGCGATTATTTTTATTAAATATATCTTTTACATTAGAAGCCTGTGGAGGGTATTCAGTAGCTTGCCCTGATTGATCTCTTACAACATCAGGCATCATTTCATGTCCATAGTCTTCTTTAATTACTTTTGATAAGTCTTCAAATTTAGTGGTTGGTTGCATATAAATATTTATAAATAATTGTATGAGCTTATACCAAAAAAGATTTAAAAAATTTTTATCTGAACAGGACGATGAAAATACTGAGTTAACTGATCAAGAAGCAATGGCTTCCACTTTAGACCCTGAAACGTCTCCAGAAGATTTTGACGTAGATGTACCAGCAGGAGATGATCCAGTTAGTACACAATCTAAACAAATGTTTGAAGAACTTAGTAGCTGGATTAATGAAATGGATAGATTTGGAGATTATTTAAATGGTACCACTAATAGTATTCAAACTTCTTTAAACTCTGCTGAACCAGATACAATATTTGATAGTATTTCAAATGCTGAAACTAAAAAGATTGCTAGAGTAGCAATGGAAGTCTCATCATTAAGCGAAATATTAAAAGGTTATCTAGCAGGTGCTAACGATCCAAAATATAAATTTAACTAAATAATAATATGAAAACAGATCAAGATTTAATTTTTGAAGCATACGTTAATAATGAGGTTGAACAAGATGATAATGATCAGTTTGCTCCTGAAGAAGCTGCAGCTGATGATCAAGTAAATGAAATTGAACCTTTAAATTCTGAAGAAGAGGAGTCATCAAAAGAAATTGTAGACGCTCTAAAAGAAATAGTCAGTGAACTCAAACAATTAAACCAATATGCAGATTTTATTTCTACCGGTACTAGGTCCAAAGGTTTTACAGGTACTGGTAATGTTCGTTAATTAATTATTTTTTATTTCGGTTAATAATAATTTAGCTTTAAGGCCTGAATATGTATTTTTTAATATAAATTCAGGTTTTATTTTGTCTTTATTACCAGCTACACATATATCGTTAAAGTCTTTAAATTTTTTTAATTCTTTAGGCCATATAAAAATTTTTTCATTACTATCAACTAATAAAATACTTTTATTTAAAGATGCCTTATCACAATATTGATTATCTAATACGTAAATTTTTTTATATAAGTTAAGTTTGTTAATCTGTTGCTTCTGTAATGAAGTAAACATTTTATTTGTATTTTCAGTTATACCACAAGTAGCTAAACCGTTCTCAACAAAATAACTATCAATAGGTCCTTCAAAAATAAAAACATTATCTAAATTAGAGTTTATATTTTGCATACCATATAGACTTCTTTCAGCACCTACTTTACTTAAATACTTTGGTCTTTCGAATAAATCTTTTTTAGTTAATCCTCTAGATTGATAAAAGATTATATGATCATTTTCATCATAAAATGGTAATATTAATCTATTTTTATGAACAGGGTCTTTTAATGATAAATAAAATGTTTTAGGTTTATTAATACCTTTATCTAGTTTTCTATCTTTAATTAACTGTAAAGCCATTTTTACAATATTATTATCTTTATAATAATCTAACTGACTAATATCGGATAAATTAATACAATCTTCAGGTAAACTTTTATCTACTACTTTAGTAACCTCAGGTTGCTCTTCACGTGGTATTTGTATTTCTACATCAAAATCTTTAACTTCATTTGCAATAATATGCAATGGCTTATTAGTTACCTCAGTTATAAAAGTTAAAGCTTTTTTACTATAACCGCAATTATGACAATAAGCTAATTCTTTATTTGGTATATAATAAAATCGTTTCTTTTTACCCCATGACCCACCTTCTTTACATATAGGGCAGCAACCGTTATAAGTTTTAGTGTATTTATTATATGAGATCTTATAGACATTCTCATATAAAACATTTACAACATACTGCTCAGGTATAACTATCACATTATTATTATAAATGCAATAATTTATTTTTCAAGACTAACCTCTGCTTTGGATCGTAGAACTTTGATTTAATGCAGTTTTATAATCTTGTATAACTTCACCAGTTACTTTATCTTTAATAGAAACTAAACCTTTTTTAATAACATGCCCAGTTACGGGGTCAGTTATAACTGCTTGTTCATACGTTTTTCCATCGGCATCATAAGAAGAAAAATTAGCTTTTGCTGCTTCACCTGTATAAGGTGAACGTATTTGTTGAGGGTTTATGAATTGATTTTGCATATATAATTATTTAAGATAATAGCTCTAATAATCTATTATCTTGAAAAAAAGCAGTATACCATTTCATATCATTTTTAATTATTTGACTAAAATTTTGTTCTTTACTTAGTTTTTTAAATTGATCATAATTAGTTGTATCTTTTATTTCAGATAATTGATTTAATACATATTCTTTTTCATCTTTATCTTCTGTTAATTTAACTAATTCTAAATTTCTTTCATATATATTATTTTCTTCTTCAGTTAAAAATATTTCTCCCTTTAAAAACTTTTCTATTTTAACTTTACCAAAACCTTTTATTCCGGGAATATTATCACTTTTATCTCCAGTTAAAGCTTTTACTTTAATAAAATCTCTTTTATCATATTTTAAAATATCTTTAAAGTTTTCTTTATTAATTTCAATTTTTTTAATAGGATCATAAACTGAAACCTTATTAGAAATTAACTGACACAAGTCTCTATCAACAGTAACTATAATATGTCTAAATAATTTTTTTGTTATATAAAATTTAGTAGTACAATGTTTATAGTATGCGTCATTAATTATCTTAATAACATCATCAGCTTCGTAAGATCTAGGAAAAATAGATGGGATACCCATAGTATTTAACATTTCCTTAATAATTTCATTCTTGGTATGTACCTCTTTACCGTATTCTTTATCACGGTTACCTTTATAATCTTTAAGTAATTCCTTGCGTTTATTAGGTTTATAATCAGGTTTTTCATCCCAGACACAAAAGGTCTTGTCAGGTTGATACATTTCGACATAACTTTTAACGCTATTAAGGAACATATAAACGTGATAATTTTCCGAAACGTTTTTTATATTATTTGCTACCCAATATACTCGATGTACTAAATTATTTCCGTCTATTGTTAGTATTTTCATTTTTTTTATATTGTGCTTGTATTACTTTAAATACGTATTTTGGACATTTTTCTACAAATTTTATAATTTCTTTATCTAAACCATTATTAAAATCATTTTGAGATATTTTTGTAGTTACCATATCAGGCATTCTAAGAAAATTATACGTCTGTTCCTTTTTATCCTGACAAATATAACAGAACATTTGGCCGGCCCATTGACCGTGATGACATGCAAAGATATTTCCAGCTTTAATTTTCATTTTTACTGTATATTTCTACTAATTTTACTAGTTGATCATCAAAATCACCGTATAATGGCTCGTAATAAAGTTCTTTTCTTATTTTTTCACAATCAATACTGTATCTAAAGTCATGTCCTAATCGATCCTCAACAAATTTAACTGATTTATCTAAATCTTTACCCATAATAGTACATATTTTATCAACCAACTCTATATTTGTTAGTTCTAAACCAGATCCTATGTTATATATACCCTTTTTACCATGTGTTGCTACTGACCAAACTGCTAAATTATGATCATATACATGAATCCATTCACGTATATTCATACCTTCACCATATACCGGTACTTTTTTACCTTTGCTTAAGGATTTAATAATAGTAGGTAAAAACTTTTCACTATGCTGATTAGGACCATAGTTATTGCAACACCTGGTAATACTAATATTACAATTAAATGTTTCAATATATGATAAACATAAGAGATCACTTGATGCTTTACTTGCAGCGTAGGGAGAACGAGGTGCAATAGGGGTTAACTCAGTAAATGGGTCGTCATCGAACCCTAAATGTCCGTAAACTTCATCAGTACTTATATGAATAAAGCGACCATGATTATTATTAATTTTTCTAAAACATTCTAACATATTTAATGTACCTAAAACGTTAGATTCAATAAAAACTTTTGGACCTGTTATACTATTATCGACATGAGATTCAGCTGCAAAATGAAAAATAAGATCAAATGTATCATTAGTTAAAAAAACGTTTTCTAAATCTAAACTATGTGAAATGTCTAATTTATATTCTTTATCACAAAGACCTTTGATATAATTTTTATTGGCCGCGTAACCTTCTTTATCTATGCAAACTATATAATGCTCTGGATAATTATCTCTTAAAAATCTAATAAAATTACCGCCGATAAACCCGTAACCTCCAGTTACTAATATATTTTTTTTATTTTCCATTTTTTATATAATTTATTATTTTATTATTAGGTTTAAACTTTAAAAGTTTTTGAATTTTTTTAGTACAAGCTTGTGAAATTTTTGATTCTCCTAATCGTTCTTCAATATTAATAAATTTACCCCCTACTAATTTAGCAATATCATTAATTGAATAGTTTATACCTGTTCCTACATTAATTATTTCCCCGATTATATCATTATAAGTAGCAGCTCTAATATTTGCTTCTACTATATCACTGACATGTGTAAAGTCTCTTTTTTGTTTTCCGTTTCCTACTATTGTTAAAGGTTTATTATTTTTTTTCTGTTCTAAAAATAAACCTATAACTGGGGCATATTGACCTTTTAATGGTTGTCTATCACCATAAACATTAAAATATCTAAATATAACTGTTTCAAGACCAAATAATTTAGTATACATTTTACATAATTCTTCACCTGAGGTTTTAGAAACTGAATAAGGGTTAAGACAATCTATAGGCATATCCTCTTTAAGTGGTATTTTATTTTTTAACCCATAAGCAGAAGAAGTGGAACTATATATAACTCTTTTTACCCCTGCTTCTTTTGCACATTGCAATATTGTACAAGTACCAACTGCATTGGTTAATGTCGCTAATATTGGATTTTCTAAAGTAGGTTGTATGCGAGATTCAGCAGCTAGATGATAAACGTAGTCAACATCTTTGAATAAATGCTTAATATATTCATAATCGCATATATTATAAGAAGTATAATTTGCTTTATTATTTTTATAGTTTATCCAATTTGAATCAACAGATTCATCATCAATTATAGTTACTATATTTTCTTGTTTTATTAATCTATCTACTAAATGCGAACCTATAAAACCTTTACCACCCGTTACTATAATTTTTTTATTTTTTAGCATTTTTAACTATATCGGGATTTTGTTTTATTGTTTGTATAGTAATTAAATCTTTAATCTTTGTAGTTGACCATTCATGAGATCTTGTTGTATATATATTTTGCGGTGGTAAATCATCACCAGTAAAAGACTTACCTATATAATCCTCCCCTAGTATTCTAATGTCAGGTTTAAAAAATTTAATTAGTTCATAAAGTTCTTCTTCGGTTTGATACATATACACGTCATCAACATACTGTATAGCCATTAAAGTCTTATATCTCTCATAATATGGTATAACGGGTTTATATTTTGTATATCTCGTTGCAGAAGGATCTTTCTGCAGAAATACTAAAAATCTATCACAGTGCTTTTTAGCTTCTTCAAACGTATAAATATATCCCGGATGTAATAGATCAAAATTACCTGCTGTAAAACCTACTATTTCTTTTCCCATTTTAATTCCTTTCCAATTAAAGATGCATTTAGTCTTAGATAGTATTCTTCTTCTCCGAAGTTAAAATCAAAATCATCTATAGCTTTTTGATTAGATAATTCACAATTACTTCTATTACATTTTATTTTTAAATTTTCATACGGTATAAATTTCCAAGTTTTATTTTCTATACCATATTCTTTTAAAATATCTACAATTTCTTCTGTACCCAGTGCATTGCTATGTACTGCATTATATATTCCAGCTTTAAAATTTTTTATTACAGTTTCTATAAAATCACATAAAACAATCATATCAGTTTTACTATTAACAAAATCTATTAGATTAGGGTAATTATAAAGTTTTGTTAATAAATTTTTACTTGTCAATTTACTTTCCATCGGCATTCTAATTCGAATAATATTAGTAAAATTTTTATCAAGCATCATTTCAGATATATGTTTTGTTTTACTATAAAAACTCGAGTCTTTTTCATAAACTCCAAAATTTGGTATATCATCTTCAGTATACATCTTATCATAACCACCATATATACAACCAGAACCAATATGGATAAAATTAATATCTAACGATTTACAAATACTTTCAATTATAACCGGTACATTAACGTTATAAAAAAAGCAATCTTCTTTATTATCTTCACAACCATCAACGTTAGGTACACCCGTATAACCTGATGTATTTACAATAGTATTAATATCTTCTGATAAACAGAAATTATATAATACTTCTGAATTAGTATAATCTAATTCTTTTTTAGATTTAAAAAATATATTATCTGAGACCTTTTGCTCATATAGATACTTTTCTAGATGACTACCCACGTAACCCTTACCGAGAATCAAAATATTCATATATATTATTTTAGCTTATAAAAGCTAAAAATCAATGGAAAGAAGTAATAATAAATTTTTGTAAATATTGAGTTAATGCATCTGAATCTTGATCATTTCTAGCATAAAAAATAGGTTTTATAGCGTTACCTTCAAAATCGTATCCCATAATGACAAAACATTTCATAAATTCAGAGCACGTAGAAACCATTGCATTAATTTCATCATCAGTTTTTCTATTACGAAATTTTTCTTTAACAAAACTTTTTAAAGCATCTCTTATTAAAATTTCAGTATTTTGATCTAATTCTGATTTAACAGTATTATTTTTAATAATATCTTCGTTATTATCTTTATCTGTTTTATCATCACTCATAAAATTATTTAATTCTACTGAATGGATTCTTTGAAGGATCGTTATTAATACCTTTTTCAATTAGCTGGCTAACTACTACTTCTATACTATCAGTTTTAAGATAGAAACCTTTATTAAAATTAATACCACCATCATCAAATTCAAATAATATTTCACCGGCTTCATTTTTATTGGTAAAACATGTTATATAAACACTATTATAACCAGGATCTACTAAAACTGTCCATCTTCTTGGATCTACTTGCGAATATGCATTAAACATTTTTAAAACTACAAATCCGCTATCTTTTAATCTTTTTATAAAATAACCTGCAGTTTTAATTTTGTTTTTTACTTTATGCTCGGACCAATCTCTTTTCATATATTAATTAATTAATGCGGAAATAATATAAATCAATTGTGTATCGCCTTTCTTAAAATTACAAGTAATAACACCCATATCAGTATTAATACTAAAATTTACTTCACGACTACCACTAAAACTTACCAGTCTAAATGAGTCAAAATTAACCGGTAAAGGTTTTGCTATATTACCTTCGTAATTATCACTTAATATACAAACAAAATTATCTGAATTATGCTTAGATCTATCTCCTAACTCACTGTAAATTTTATTATCTTCTTCAAAAAGATAAACCTTAGAAGTTTCAGTTGCGAAAGAACTACCTTTAAAAAGAGTATTTAATTCTTGCTCTTTTACTAAAAATTTAGTATTAAAATTAAGATTTTTTACCTTTTCAACATTTAAAGAAGGTTGTTTTATAATACCGTCGTCTAATAAATGATATTTAAATTTATAACCATTTTCATTATAGGATAAATTATTTTCATTTATTTTTAATTCTATATCTTGAGATGGTATAATATCTAAAACCCTAACAAGTTTTTTAATATCAGGTAAATTTAAGGTAGTTAAATTCGGTATATCAGTTTCTATTTCAATAGATGATCTACATACTATAGTTGCATCTGCTGATGCTAATGTGCAACTTACAATGTTATCTTCTATTGATAAAATGCAAGAATCATTTAAATTAGAAACTGGACCTAAAAAATTAGATACAAAATCTTTTTTATTTTTTATTTTTAAATAAGCCATATACTAACTCTATTATATTAGATTTCCCATTACTTATCAACTGATTTTTTTTTTGCTTGTTTTCTAATAGGTAATGATGTAGTTGTAACCCTATCTATAATATTATCAATTTTTTTATTTAATTCTTTAATTTGCTTAGTCTGAAAATTAAGTTTTTTTACTAAATCATTAACTTGATTTATAAGATCTTCTTTTTCTGATACATTAAAATTTAATGTTAATTGATCTGAATTTTCAATAACAGTTTCACTTATTAACGGTTGACTAACGGTAACTTTA